TGTGACGCGCCGGAACTGAGGCTGAGCAAAAGCCCAGGCAACGGGCTTCATGTAGGGGTTGCTATCGGGGTTGAACGGGCCAGGCACCGGAGAAGCCGGCGGCATTATCCGTTTGTCGCGAGCCCACTCGTCACTCGTCCTCGGCGGTGGCGCTTCCACCATTTTCGCCGTCGAGCGAATCAAACGAGTCAAGCTCAGAAACGAGCTCCGATGCTGCCGATTCAAGGCGTTCAGCGGTAGATCCACGGATCCTCCTGGTTTCCAAGTGGAGCCGCTCTCTAACTTTTGCCGGATCATCGGTCACTGCTAAGTCAGAAGCGCACCGACTCGAGAGGCTGTCGAGCTGTGTCGCATAGACGGCGCCTACCGAGTGCAAAACTCTGCCAACAGCATCTAGCGGCACTAAGCGTCGACGTTCTTTATCAATCTCGATCTGTAACTTTTCCCGGCGGGCTTTCTTCAGCAGACGATCCTCGGCGCTGGCCGATCCCACGCCGTCTTCATCAATATCATCTTCTTCGTAACCAACTTGACGACTCACCTCACGGCGTACCAGCCAATCAATGGCATCCTCTGTATCTATCTCCAGAGGTCGACCTTTTCCGCCCCCGCCGGAAATCGGCATGCCTTCATCGATCCACTTCCCGACCCAGCGCTCCGATTTGCCCACCATCTTGGCGAACATTTTTCGGCTGACGATCTCACCCATCGAACGCTCCAGCAGAAAGGACCAATTAAACAAATGGACTAACGCACAAATGTCCAAATGTCCTTTCTTTCAAGGCTTGTAATGGGTATCTGTCCAAATGGCCAAATGTGCATGGTTAGCGGGCCAGAGGCCTGGCCAGTGCAATACCGGAAGCCCGCCCAAGAAAGGAAGTAAGGACTGAACTTTTAACAAAAAAAACGCGCGAACCTCGCGCGTTTCACACCCGTGACGGACAAAATGCCAGGGAGTACCTAAAGCCCCTTAAGATCCCTGATAGTAGCTCGGACCTGCTCACCTTCTTGTCGCTGCTCGTTGCCTTGAGAGCTGCCGAAGAAGAAATTGAACACTCCAGCCAGGGCGGTGCCGAGCAGAAAGCCGAGAATTGTGTCGGCAAACCGGCGACTATCGTCCGGGATTTCGATGAACGTGATGCAGCCAATGTAAATAAACGCAAACACCGACCAGGCAATCGCAAAATAATAGATGAAACGCTTTGCAAACTTGTCAGACTGGCCAAGGGCAGAAACCTGCATGGCGCGCGCGTCAGCACGATCCTTTAGAGCTAGCTTTTTAAGCTCATGCTCGTTTTCGATCAGCTTCTCCTCAACGGCCAACAGAGCTTTCGGGTCGCGCTTCACAGCGTCCAGGGCATCTCCCGGCGTTTTAGTGCCAGTGGCTTTTTTGGCAACGTCGACGACGCGGTTTGCAACCTCTTCGCCGTTGTCTCCGCCGATCCATTGGCCGATTTTGCTGGTGAGGCCCGTCGCTTCTGCGAGAGCCAGTGCGATGCTGATAGGTTCCACATATCCTCCTGCGGCTATGCCGCGCTTGTTTCGATCCATTCGCGCGGCACCGGACGCTGGTGCAGCACATTATCGAGCAGCCCGACCACACGGCTGAACCATCCATAAGCGAACGCCTCCTGGGATTCGGAGCGCTGGCAAAGGCGACGGCAGAACACAATACGCTCCGCGTTCATTGTGTGGGCCAATACCGCCACCCCACGCTCAGCTGCCCCACGGGCATCGGCGAACGCCTGGAGAGCCGACAGCGTCATCGGCCCAAAATCGCCATCCTCGGCGATATCGTCATACAGACGCTCCCGATCGTTAAGGACATTGAGCTGAATCTGCAGATACTCGGCAGCACGACCCGGGCCGCTGTTCACCCCGAAATCAAACAGGACCATCGCCAGCTCTTCACTCAGGGAGACCACTTCATCCAGGGCCAGGCTGTACCAATAGCGATCCGCGTAAATGCGAGCAGCTCGGGCGCGAGGGAGGAAACGCATGTCACCCTCATAGCCGTCCTCTCGCGCGACTTCTTCAGTGATGCCCCAGCGAGTGGGGCCGCCGCGATCCGCCGGATGATTTACGTAATCACCCTCGCGGTCGATAACTTCGGCAATCAAGCGACGCTTCAAACCGTCAATATCCATCATTTACCTACCCATTTAATGAAAAGGCGATCGACCCAACTAATAAGCCGCTCGCGAAACAAGTCCAGACCAGCCACAGCGATGGCAGCCATCAGCGCGCCGGCATATTCGATCGGGACTCCGGCTTTTACAGCCGCTGGCATAGTCGCTATCGCGAAAAAGAAAACGATCGAGCCCTCCAGCAGGCTCCGCTTCCAAGTGCTGCCAGCGTAAACGCCTCGAAGAAACGCGATTATTAGCGCCAGACTGGCCATGAACAGGTTTGGCCAATAGATGTGAAGGACAGCAACAAACGCACTCCAGAGGTCTATAACTTTCTCCGGCATGGCGTGCTTCTCGTGTTGATTGAGCATAAGGGCTCACCTCTCAGGCGGCCGACGTAAGAATAAAAAGTCCCGCCAGAAGACGGGCAAGGCTTGTGTTTTTGGCACAAAAAAGCCGCCAGGACGGCGGCTCGGGGATTTCTTGCGGGCACAAAAAAGCCCGCTCTTGGCGGGCCTTCATGCGTAATTTCGGTAATCTACACTTATTCTTGCTCTGATCCGGACATTTGTCAATATGTGCATTTGGTCTTTTGTCCACTCATCGCAGCGAACGACACCAACCCGAAATAGCTCCCTGCAGAGACTGAAAGCCGCCCGCGCGGTGATCGCAGCCACTGCAGCAGGCCCACCACTTGCCATCGCGACATTTAAACCTGGGCAGATCGCCATTATGGCGGGGCAGATCGTTCCGATTCACCTGCCTCCATGATGCCTGGGCCAAGCTCTCTGAGCTGGCCGGCTCACCGCGAGAACGACAGCCAGGGCAAACAAACATTACCAGGCCGCGCTTTTCTCTACGCTCCGGATAACTTTCGCAATGAATGCATAAATTCACTTGGTTATTCTCCACAGCGCCTCCAGCGATTCCCGGTCCAGCTGGTTCATAATGTCGTGCATTTTGCTCCAGCGAGGGCACCAGCGCTTATCCCAACTTGCCCGACTCACGCCCAGCAGCTCCTGAATACGTGCCGGCGAATGGGCAACCTTACCGCTGTTCTTCCGGCTTTTGTGGCACTGGACGGCCAGGTGTGCCAACCCCTTGCACGTCTTTCTTGTTTTATCCTGGACGCCGCCGATTATCGTTTCAAAACGACGCCAGAGCGCAACGGAAGCGCCCTGCTCGTCACACCACTCCCGGCTATCGGCATACGCATACCGGAGCCAGTGCTGATAATCTTCGGGCAGCGTTGCGATCGCCCTGACCACCTTCGTGTCATCAAACGCCCAAGGGGGCAGCGGCATGCTGCTTTTCGGCCTTGACCTGGTCTGGCTTACCGTCACCCTGGTCGACTCCCGTCTCATTTCCGCTTCCCGACGATCACTGGCCGAGCCTTTATAACGATCCCGGAAGCGGCTCGTGTCATAGGGCGCCGCAACCTCTGATTCAATGACGCGACGAGGGGTTGGTTTAGCATGGGTAGAGAATACCGTTCGACGCATAAAAGCCAATTCCTGAGCACGCAGCACAAAACCCCCTCACCGGTGACGGTTCATAACGTCTTCAAGCTCTTTGCATGGCACACATAGGGTTGCCCAAGGCAAAGCCTCTCGCCGCGCTTCCGGGATCGGCAGGCCGCACTCTACGCAATATGGGGAGCCCTCTTGAAACTCCTCCGCAATTCGGCGCTGCTCGATTTCCAAGGCCACCGCAACCTCTTGCACCTCCCTGAACTCAGCCACCATGTCAGCTTCATTGCTCATTACGGCGGACCTCCGTGATATCAACCGAGATCATCCGAGTCCTTGGCAGCGGCCGGCCTGTAGCACGGCTAACAGCTGCAGCCTCAGAAAGCACCACCTCAACGAGGTCCATTGCCTCTTTCATCATGCTGTCAACAAGCACCGGATCATCATTCAGGTCGTAGAATCCGTCATGGGCCGGGGTTGCGTTCTGCAGCAGTTCGCCGAACTCTTCACTGATTCTGTGCAGGCGGGATTTCGACCGGACGAGCGAGTCGGCGGTGCCTGATAGCTTAGGTATCTCAACAAACAAAGATCCTGCCATCGCTATCAGCTTGCGAACGAGCTCAACTCGATAACTCTCCGGCAGGCACCCGACCCACACCCATTTCCAGGAAAGCGGAAACGCC